TTAAAAAAGAATTGATGAACATAGTTTATCCTAATCATCTAAAATATTTGAAAAAATTAAAATCTGAATTGAAAAGAGATAAGGGCATGAAACCTAGAAGAAATTGGAATCCATTTAAGAAAAAGAAATGAGTGCTGAAAGTTTATTATTGTTTGCTATTGGTATTAATAAGTTCAAAGTAACTAATTGGCAAGAGAAGAAACCAGAGTTATTAAAATTAATTGAACTGGATAGCAAGGATATAGTAGAATGCCAAACTGACTACTACAAACATCAAACAAGACCGCCATATTTTGACAGTTTTGTTAAGATTTTGTCGGAAGATTTGGATAACTTAGTAAATACATTTACAGAGGGATTGAGTGAGCGTTATGGTGGAGAGTGCCCAGTTCAAAGTTTAGATACTTGGCAACTATGGTCACAGAGATATGTCAAAGGACAATATCATGGTTCACATAATCATGGCATGATGAATATATCATGTGTGTTATATGTTGAGTTTGATGAAAAGGAACATATCCCTACTACATTCTACTCGCCATTTCCTAATCCCTACTATGGCACAATAAGTAAAGCAACGCCCCCTGTATCAGAGGGAGATATAATTGCTTTCCCATCATTATTATTACATGAATCGCCTGTATCGCCATCAGACAAACAGAGGACAATTATGTCTTTTAATATCCCATTGAGATAATGTATAAGATTAACGTAACTTTAACAGATAGGCAATATAACCTATTGAGCGAAGCACTATTCTATTATTCAGAAGAAAAGGATAGCGTTGCCAGTTCTATTGAAGAACTAGAGGATTTAATTGATGCCTCTACAACTAAGATAAAGAGAGATCGAAAGTATTTGAATCCAGAGTGTGACATTTGACAAACTGGCACACAGAGGGTTGTATTGTTGCCATGATGTACTATTATATAAATGTGAGAGGCATGGGTGGGCGACCCCAGAGGAAGATGCCCTTTAAGTTGAACCTCTCTCACTTTTATGTTATAATGGTTCTATGAAGAACAAACACTTGGAACACATTGAAGATCATGTGCTTACTGGTAAGCAGGGAGCACTTGATGCTATCAGGTTTTTAGATACTAAACAGAGTCAGGTATCCGTCAAGTATGATGGCGCTCCCGCCATAGTATATGGAACTAACCCTGAGAATGGCAAATTCTTTGTAGGAACTAAATCAGTATTCAATAAGAGAAGAATCAAGATAAACTATACTCATACTGATATTGAATCTAATCATGGACATACACCTAGAGTCGCTTCTATTCTACATATATGTCTTGATAGATTGCCACAGAATGAGGGCATATATCAGGGCGACTTTATTGGTTATGGTGGTTCAGATACCCACACACCAAACACAATTACATATAAATTTGATGATGTAATTGACGATATTGTTGTTGCTACTCATACACAATATATTGGTGCTACCATACAAGAGTTAGATGCTGAGTTTCACTACAGAGAGTCTAAAAGTTATGGTGTACATTTTATTGATACAAGTGCATCAATATCTAAAAGACATTTCAGATTGAACTTACTTATCACACTTGCTAAAACTGTAATACCATTTGTCAAGTTTCCAGAGAGTGATGATATTCCACAATTAAAAATAAATATCAATAGTTATATCAGATCAGGGCAAACACTTGATGCTGATAAGTTGGCAAGTGATACTGGATATTCCAGAAACTTATTTCACTTATACAATATGATAATTGAGATAAAAGAATTACTCATGGAAGGCATCACTACTACAGAGAATGTTCAATGTTTATTTGAGAATATGCCCTATGAGCATGAGGGTTATGTAATGTCTAATCAATATGGTACATTCAAACTTGTAAAACGTCAACAATTCTCTTATGCTAACTTCAATGCTAGACAAGAATGGAAAAAAGAAGTAAGTCTCAAATGATACAATTAATAATCATAGCATTCTATAATATAGTTGGTATGATTCTACCCATCTAAAATATGTGCCAGTTAAGAGAGTGGCACATTCGCTGGTTGCTTTATTGCCAATCGTGACTATCATATAGGTATAGATCACAAACACACATGAAAGTCAAGGAACTACTAGACATTCTAAGCGACGCTGACCCAAACGACAACGTTGCTTTCTACTATCTTGAAAAAGATGTTTTAAACAGAGGAGAATTTGAATCTTTTTTCGATTGTATGTATGAGGACATACATGGCGTTAGAGATTTTGAATTTACCATACAAAACTATATGGAAGTCCAAGAAGAAAAATTCATGGAGGCAGAAAATGACTAGAGAGCAAGAACTAGAGCAACGCTATCAGGATTTTCAAGAGTGGTTAAACATTTGCCCACTTGTTGTTACTGACTATCAGGATTTTACAGATCAATTTCAAATCACATTTTCTTTGGAGGCAGATTAATGAAAAAATTTATCATCACAGAAAGGTTTACAGGTTATGCTGATATAGAGATAGATGCTGAAACCGAAGAAGAGGCGATTGCCTTATATAATAGAGGACATTATCCAGATAGTAATTATCAACGTGACGATATGTTCTATGACTTTCAACTAGATTCAATTTCAGAGGAAAAAGACCTTGACACTATCTAAAGAAACAATAGGCAAACTTGCTGATGCTCTCACACTAGAGGTTATTGACTATATTGTCAATAATCCTAAGACAAATACATTTCTATATGAAATGGTAACTGAGGCGTTATGTGAGAAATTAGGAAACAAGAATGAAGATGGCAGTTGCTCATTTGATGGCAGTTTTATTGCCCCTGCTGTTCTCGATAACATCACATTAACACTTGCTCCTACCAGTATGCCAAGTGACCCTGCTACCCTGTGACAATTATATTACTGTCACACTTGCTGGTTGCTTTTTAATTTATTTCGATTATCATTAGTACATCAATTAAACAAACACTTATGAAAAAAGTTTCACTCAAATTCATAGTTGACCAACTTGGCGAACTAGGTTGGGATTATTCATGCGGCAGAATGTCAAGATCAGGCATGGAAATCTATGATGGCATTATGCGCCATGTTGGTATCATAAAACCATACGAACATTGGAATGAAGATGTTTTTGCTGATGCTAACGGAGATTGGTAGAATGACAATTCCAACTTATGATTTTCCCCAAAGTCCAATATTGATTATTGGATTCTTTGGAATTATATTTACATTAGTTCTATTGTATTTTGTCAATAGAGCATACTTTGATAGTCCACTCAATATGGACAATATCCACAGAAAAAAGGACAGTTGAAATACTGTCACACTCGCTGGTTGCTTTCTTGCCACCAGCGACTATAATTCAAATATACAAACACAGAGGTTTTATGTCAACCAATTCAAGAATCGGACTCAGACTCGAAGATGGCAGTATTTTGTCAGTATATCATCACTGGGACGGTTATCCAGAGTGGTTAGGTGTTACCCTAAACCAACAGTACAATACAAGAGAGAAAGTTGCTGAACTAATTGATGGCGGCGATATGTCATCTTGTTATTCTGACAATGAGTACGACTATGAGAAACAAGAGTTTGTCAAACGTGACCCTAGACCAGAATACTATGCAGACAGAGGCGAGAAAATCGAGGACATTTGCCCCAAACTATACAAAGATGACAAAGAGTATTTTGTTGCTACAAACAAGTGCTGTGGCGAGTTTGCTTACATTTTTGAACTAAACAATACATGGCGTTGTATTGCTCTTGATTACTGGAATCCAGTAACAAAAGATTTCAATGATACTGTTCAGTATGTTGAAAAGACTATCCCCGCTGACTATCCAAATTATGAGGACTTAAAAGTAGCATGACTTATTATCAAGGCGACAAATCGCTCACTATATTCACAGAGTTATGCTCTCTTTATGAGAGCAATGACTCAAACTTTTATGATATGCTTGACGCCATAGTCAACATATTAGATGATGACCAACTTGCTCAAATAGAGGACATTATTGTAAATCAGTATCAAGGAGCATAAAATGACTACAGATCAATTAAAACAACAAAATGATTTGACAGCAGCAGAGTGTGATGCCCTGCTGAAGTTAATCCTATCTACGCCAAATAGAATAACAGACAAATATGCTGATGAATTTGACGTAAACTTTAGAAAAATTCGTCATAAACTAGGCAGACTTGCTGATATTGCTGATGGCGAACCAGAGTTTAAAGTTGTTGGTTTCTCAGATACTAAACCAGAGGTATCAGGCGGTTGGCAATGAAGAGTGTGCCAATTTTATTAGTGGCACATCTGCTCGTTGCTTTATTGCCATATTCGACTATCATTAGAATATAACAAACACAGAGGTTTTATGAACTCAGGACATTCATCAACCAAACTCAATGATATGCTAATTGAGTTCACAAATTACGTCAATGATTTCTACGGCGATGTAGATGACGTTTTGTACCCTATGAATCACATGAAAACAGGCAAGAGAGTTTCTAAAGTTGACATTTTAGGAGCGATCTACGACTACTTACATGAGATCACTGCTCGTAATGATGAGCATTTCACTTGGGGCGACGGCGACTCACTCGATAGAGAGAGAGTAAGAGACATACTTGTATTGAAGTATGGTTATGACAAAAATCTTTATGGCGGGAGCATCATTCTATGAACAACGAAGAATACAAACAGTTCTATATTGAAGCAACAAAAGTCCTCGAAGTGATCGAGGATTCAGTTGCTCATGTATGTGACGAGCACAAACTCTCAGGCGAGAAAGTGTGGCACATGATAAGTGCCATGTCACTACTCAAGTGTCAAGAATTTGATACACCTGACTCAACTTTTAGTATTAATCCCAATTTCATGCCATGAACAAGAAAAATAAAGACACCTTACTTAAGGCACAAAATCTAACTGACAAACAGTTTGCTGCTCTCAAAGAGTATTATGTTGATCGAATTGTTGATAATATGTCAATGAAAGATTTGGTCATATATGTTACTGACGATATGCAAAGATGGATAGATGACCAAACATTTAATGATGCTATGGTAGAGATCGAAGAGTATTTTGATGAATACTTTACAGATACTATTCAAGACGTTATCGAGTCAGTAAATGAAATCGAAGCGGAGGCAAACTAATGGCAAACATAATGCAAATGTCAGAGTATGACAAAGTTGTTAGACGTTTTGTTGATGACTATGTAAACAACTTGACGCCCGATCAAATGAGAGAGATTATCTCAGAGCAAACACATATTGACTTTGAGAACATACGCCAAGATACTGGGCAAGTAAGTGTATTTGAAGAAATGGCGGGTTGGGATAGCGAACTATGGACAGATACCGCTACTCACTTTGATTTACCTGATATAGAGGATATGTATGATGAATAAGTATCAACAAATTAGAAACTATGTTGACGATCATTTTAAGTATTATGCTTTCTACCCATACGATATAGTAT